ACCTTACCATCTTTGCAAGCAATCTTAACAGTCCCATTACAAGACCAGTCTTCTGGTTCATTATAGAACTTATATACTGGATAGGGATCACGGGTTTGAGCACCCGCTACAACACGATAATTCATTTTACTTTAATTACAAGGTTTCCTGATAATACTATTCTATCATCACATTTATTAGGTGGAACATGATGCTTAACACATGCAGGAAAGACTAAAATCTTTCCTTCCTCTGCTTTAATCTTTCTACCACTTGTAGTAAAAACTAAAGGAGAAGATCCTTTAGGACAATTTATATAATAAACAAAAGAAAAAATACTGTGGGGTAAATGATGATGAGACTGCGCTGAATCGCCTTTACCATATCGAGCGAACCATACATCTCCACTCACCATCTCATATCCACTTTCACTAGAAATAAAATTATAGTAATCAGTAATCAAAAAAGATGCCCATTTTACAATTTTATCAACGTTAGGAGAAGTGACATGCCACCCACTCATTTCTGCTTTAATATTGGTTTTATAGGAGAGACTATAATCAACCTCCTCCGCCTCTTTAAGTAATTTTTTATTTAAAGATTCGTAATAAGGATGCTCATCCTCCAACACTACAATATCTTCTTTAACCCTCATTTTGGTTTTGGTGTTTGTTTAGCAAGTTCAATATTTCTCTGGTCTAAATTCCTATTAAAATTCCAATAACTAAATTTCAGATATGTAAAGTAAATACCACATAGGAACTTCTGAACAAAATACTCAAGATAAAGTAATGAGAGGATGATATACTTCTCAATCATTTGTTTTTATAGTATTGGAATCCAGTGGGATCTTCTTTAACAACCTTCAATGGAAAAGTCACCAATTTTTCCCAAGGTGACATATCATCAAACAAAACAGCAATCTTATCACCACTGATTCTTTGAACAAATCCTCTATACCCATTATAGATGGAAGTGGGATCATCAATCACAACTGTAGTGCCAGGTAAAATCATTTGAATTTACACTCCACCATAATTTCTGTTAAACATGCAAGAAGATTTATTTCTTGGTCGGCAACGAAGGCAATTTGGTACTGATACTTAGCAATAATAAGAACAGCAGCAGGGATGGAGCTAGGTACAAGGGAAGATGAAAGAGAATCGTAAATACGACGCAATAATACAGTAGGATCGTTGTCCAAATTATTGACGACCCATTTACGTACTTCCGTAAAGTCCTTTTCTTTGAGGTTTTTAATGAGATCATTTACTTTTACATCAGAGAAATGAGCAAGTATTCCACTATCAATTTTTCCCCCTACTGAATATCTTTGACATTCGTTGAGGATTCTTCTCCAGTCCGGGAAGTGCTTATTGATGAGTTCGAGTAAGACTTTCTTATCACTTTGAATCCGTTCGGTGTCCAGGATCCCGTTAAGTCTATTGAAGAACTCTGATTGGAGTTGGGGTTTTTGTTTTGCATTTACAGAAAACTCAACGACGGCACAACGACTATGGAGTGGTTCGATGATCTTATTCTTGTAATTACAGGTGAAGATGAACCTACAGTTTCCGCTAAACTCTTCAATAGAGGCTCTAAGTAAGAGTTGTACGTCGGGAGTGGTGTTGTCTGCCTCATCAATAATAATGACTTTATGTTTCGCATCTGCGGTGAGTGATACCGTGCTAGCAAAATTCTTTGCGTTGTTGCGAACAGTATCCAGAAATCTTCCCTCATCTGATCCGTTAATAACATAAACATCAACTCCTAATTGATTGCACAATGCTTTCGCAACAGTTGTCTTCCCACATCCAGCAGGACCGGAAAGTAATAGATTGGGAACTTCTCCTTTATCTAGGAAATCAAGAAAGGTCTTCTTGGTTGCCGCTGGAAGAATACAATCCTCAATCGTCTTTGGTCTATATTTTTCAACCCAAAGAAACTCATCCCTCATAATTTCTCAATCTCACATAGTATGGTGCAAGAGAAGAAGTGCTGAAGGTTGGATCAGGCATAATCCCTCTCTCTAAATTTAATTCTTGGAGAAGTCCCCAAGTTTCATGATCATCATCCCATATTAATACTTTAACCCACTCATGTCCATCCTCTAATAACTGAACAGCTGCATCTTGTGCATCTGTCCAGTCCTCGAATTCCTTTCCACCTACCTGATAGGGCATTATTCAAAAACAGAATCAGGTTCTAAAGCAATATAATAAGTCAAATCATAGTTCTTACTCTGGAATCGTGATAAAAGTTTAGATGATATAACCACATCATAAGATCCCTCAATAAGTTTTAAATTCTCTTCCTTGAAATTACAAGTGAATACTTTATCTGTTTCACCAACCTCAATAGAGAACTTATTGGAAGTATCATTCTTTTTATCACGCACTACCAACCTTACAACTCCACCCTCTCCAATAGCAGAAATATCAGGCAATTGGAGTAATGAAGATGATTTCTTAAGTCTATCTAAATGCTGACTTGTAATTACAAAAGATACATCTTCAGTGGGAAGAGTAATAGGTTTATCTGGTGGAGATACTATTACTGAAGGATCAGCAAAGAAATACTTAGAACGCATCTTTCCTTCCTTAATGACTAAATATCCATCATTCTTAAAATCCAATTCAGGACTTTGATAAAGACGGAGTCCATTCATAAACTGCTGAAGATCATAAATTCCAAAATCCTTAGGAAATTCTTCCTCAACAGTCGCTTCTGCAAGGATATTCTTCATCACACTCATGGTGCGAAGTTTAGTTCCCTGCTTAAAAAGAATAGATTGATTAATCTCTGTAAAATTCTTGAGTAAAGAAAGGGTATTTTCAGAAAGTTTCATAACCACGGGTCGTAATTTCATCGTTTGTGTTGCCACTGAAGTAATAAAGAAGTAAGCAATAATGCATTGCTTTTAATATATCACGCTTTGCTTGTCCCTTCTTATCATACCTACTCAGATACTTAATTGCATTAGAACGACAGAAAGATTCTGCATCTCCTACAGAATGAATAAGATCAAGGGTCTGAACATCAGAATTATTATTAGTGTAATGTCCATTATAGGTTGAAGAAACATAATCAGAAAGATCTGCAATACTTTTATCTTCTTGATACTTTCTATGGGATGGTCCTTTTAAATTTGGTTTTGGTTTTGATGACATCTGAATACTATCTAAAGTGGGATAAGCATCATATCCTAAAAAAAGATGATCTTCTCCCATTCCACCAGGAACTCTAGTTGGTCCTAAATTAAGAGTATCAGGAGATGCAGTAGGATTACCTGTTACGCTAAATCCATCCTCTGCCCACCAACTTTGATCAAAAGAGATAGAATCTGCAGCATATACATTTCCCTCTGGTAAATCTGCACTTACAGTATCTTCACCCAACACTATTACATCGTCTTTCATAATGGGATAATCCTCATCCATAGTTCCATTAATTTCAGAATACAATAAACTCCATGCATTAACCATATCATTAATCCTCCTCATTGTCAATGGGAAGTTGGACTGTTGCATCTACCTTATCATATAACTCAAGGAATGCTTGCTTAGTCTCATCATCAAATCTGTTTACACAAACTTGAATTGCTTTCATCTTATCCTCAAAGATATTATAAGCATGAAGAATATGAACTAATCTACGCGTACTAATAATCTCATCAATACCACCATCATAAAATGTCTTACGAATAATATCACCCCAATCTACAAGCCTCTTACAAAAATCCTTATCTGTTATTCCTAAAGAATCAGCAACTCTGCCTAGAATCTTTGTCTCTATAGAAGGTGATGGATAGTCCTGCTCAAAAGTTACAGGGAATCTTTCAAGGAATGCTTCATTTAATACATTGGTACCAATAAACCTACCATCCTCAGATCCTTTACCTTTGGTATTGGCAGTGGCAATAACATTAAATCCAGAAGAAGGTTTTACATACTTTCCAATCTTCTTTAAAAAGACTCCTTTTCCTTCCAAAATAGACTGTAAACATAAGATCTTATTAGAAGCAAGGTCAATCTCATCTAAAAGGAGTGTAGCTCCCCTTTCCAATGCCTCGATAACTGGACCATT